GCAATTCACGCCACTAACTAAAGCTCAATGATAACAACGGCGTAGGCGTCTACATCGTATAACATGTATTATGGAAAATGTGTTATGTTATAACATACACCCGGCACGAATGGGTGTGTTATGTTATAACATACCCCATACCCCCGGCACGAATGGGTCCCCGGCGGGCGCCCCGTCGCTATCGTAAACTATCTTGGATTTTTTGAATTTAGAAAGTAGTTTGGGCCAAGATTTATTGGATTTTTTGAATTTAATTGTTATTTTACCGCCTGGAAACAAAAGCCGGAGCCCATAAATTTTGACGTAGCGCCCGCCAGCGTGGTATCGTAGATAATGGCCAAAGAGTTCGCGATGCCCACCCGTCTTGTTCGCCTGCGTTGGGAGGACGCATCCAGCCAGGAGACGGGCGGGTGGATAACGTGGAAGAAGGTTCAGAGGTCATGCCCGGCCATGATCCAATCGGTCGGCTTTGTTGCCAAGGAGACGGACAAGTACATCGTCCTCGTGGCATCGATCTGTGAGGAAGACGGCGCCGCGGGTGGGGACGTCACCGTGCCCAAGGCTTACATCGTGGAAACCCAGGAGCTGTCATGACGACTGAAGAAGCCGACGAGCTGCGCCGTCGCGAGGTGGCCGCGCTGGAAAAGATCGCCGCGCGCCCCATCCCGTTCGACGAGCTGCGCCGTCGCGAGGTGGCCGCGCTGGAAAAGATCGCCGCGCGCCCCATCCCGTTCGACGGCATCCAGTGGGTGTGGAACCCGGAGACGGCCACTGTAATGACCATTCGAGAGTTCCTGACGCCTCAATGAGCCTGATCGCCCGCGTAGCCGCCATCGTAAAGGCGACACAGAGTTCTCGCGTAGTACGGCTCCCTGACGACATTCGGGAGCTAAGCCGCTTCATCCCGCGACCTCTACAGCAGGACATGCGCAACCGCATGAAGCGCTTTAACTCGTGGGTCGTGCATCGACGCTTCGGCAAATCTGTCCTGGCCGTTAACACTCTCGGGGAGAAGGCAATCGAATGTCCGTTTCCAAATGGCCGCTACGCTTATCTGGCCCCCACCTACGATATGGCGAGGAACATTGCATGGACCTATCTGAAAGATTTTGCCGATACGATCCCGACTGCGGAGAAGATGGAGAGTAAACTTACGATCGAATTACCTACACGTATTGGGGGGCGCGCGCAGATCAGCCTGTATGGGACCGACACACCGAAGCAGCGTCTCCGGGGCATGTATCTGGACGGCGTGGTGTTCGACGAGTGGGCGCAGATACCACCGCACGTCTGGACCCAGCAGGTCCGCCCCATGCTATCGGACGTAAATCGTAACGGGGTAGACGATCTGGCCGAGGACAACCAGTGGGCCATTTTCATGACCACGCCCTTCGGACGCAACCATGCCTACCACATGCACTCCCGCGCGGAGTTGTGGGCGCAGGGCCTGGGGGCCAAGATGGGCGGCGGGCAGATCGACATGGGTTTCGACGAGGCGGGAGACGACGATCTCGTCTTTCGTAATGACTGGGCCGCGGAATTGTGGAAAGCCAGTCAGACGGGCGTGCTGAACCCAGGCGAACTTCGCTTGGCCAAACAGGATATGGATGACGACGATGCCTATGAGCAAGAGTACGAGTGCAGTTGGGACGCCGCCGTCAAGGGCGCCATCTACGCCAAGCAGCTTGCCGCGCTTCGCGATCGCGGACACGTCACGAGGGTCGGCTACAATCCTCTGCTTCCTGTCCACACCGGTTGGGATTTGGGCTTCGACGACTGTACCGCCATCTGGTTCGTCCAGTGCGTTGCCAACGAAGTTCGGGTGATCGACTACTACGAAGCGGCGGGCGCCGACCTGGCCCACTACGCGGACGTACTGGAGAAGAAAGGATATGGCTATGGGCGGCACTACCTCCCTCACGATGTTGAGGTTACAGAACTGGGTTCGGGGAAATCCCGATCCAGTATTCTCCGAGCTCTCGGTGTACGCGGCGTTACAGTCCCGCGGAGCAACGTTGAAGACGGGATTGCTGCGGTCCGTGTTCTACTTCCCCGCTGTGTATTCGACGCCACTGCTACGCAAGACGGCCTTGACCGTGTAGCCTTGTATCATCGGGAGTACGATGAGAGGCAACAGGTGTTCCGCCAGAAGCCCAAGCACGACTGGACTTCCCACTCGGCGGACGCCCTGCGCACCCTGGCCATGGGACTGAAGAAGTTTGCCCCGGAAGCGGATGGGGATTACCAGCAGCAAAGGACGGCGGAGCTTTGAACTTCCGCACGGCCACTGGCCCCGAAATGATGGTAGCCCACTGCGTCTGGTCCAACTACATGTGGGCCGGGCTGAAAGGTGTCAGGATTGTCGACGATTATCTTCAGGAAGAGCATGTCAAGGACTTGGTCGAGCTATACGGATTTGCCGCTCCAACTGGACCTGTTTATTCCGGAAGGGCTGCTTTTATTTCGGACCCGGCGACAGAAGTTGCTTTCATCTTCTGCCCCGCCAATCTCGGGGTCGCCCGCATCGTCCACGAAATCGGGCACGCGGTCTGCGATCGACTGTACCCCGCCAGCCGAGACTGGGGACATGAGCAGGCAGAAGCCTTCGCGCTACTAGCGGACGTGAACGCCGGCCGCTGGCGCACCCTGGATCCGGGCGAGCGCCAGTCGTTCAACGAGCATATGCGCGCCTGCCGGCGCGATCCCGCCTACGAGCGCGCCTTGCGCTGGGCGTTCTCCCTCCGTAAGTTGAAGCTGAAGGACCAGATGGATGAAATCGCCCGAGGCTAAAGTCCGCCCGCGGAAGATCAAATACCACTCTTCGACGCAGAAAGGCGCCGGGGCGGGGTACAAGGACGACAGCGACAACCCCCTGTCGCAGAACTTCCTCCGACCCGAGGACCGCGACGAGCGCGGTAAGGCCAGATGGTGGGCGCTGCACGGCAAGAAGTTCGCCCGCATCGGCACGGTTGAATTCGACGGCTGACTGTGATACCGTCCCGTCATGCGAGTTCTCTATGATGTCGGGTCCATCTTTGCCCCTATCATGCGGTTGTTCGGCGGTGGTCAACAGCAGCAGTCCCAGTATTTCAACAGTGGCCCCTCCGCCGCGCAGACCCGTGTGAAGGAACTTGAGGCCGCCGACGAGGCCAAGCGCAAGAGCCTGTCCGATGCCGCCAACCGTACCGGAGCCGCTTCCTCGCTGCTTACCGCCGCGGATAGCGGCTCCGAGTTCGACCGACTGAAAACGAAAAAAACTCTTTTGGGCGGCGTGTAGTGCCGTATTCGGAATAGAACATGAACGACGCATATTCTCTTAGCCGCAGCTTCAGTACGACTGACGCCACCCCGCTAACTGGTATCTTGGGATTCACGGTCGGTCGAAAGCACGGCGGGGGCATCCAGCTTTCCGGAACCTTCGTCGGTACGGTCGTATTCGAGGAAAGCCTTGATAACGGCACCACCTGGATTTCAAAGAGGGTCTACCCGGCAGGGGGCGGGGTGGGCGCCACCTCTGCTACGGCCGCCGGACATTGGAAGTTCGCCACGGGCGGCAGCACCAACTTTCGTGTGCGCTGCTCGTCCTTCACCAGCGGACCTATCAATGTCAACATTCTGCTGACCGAAGGTACAGCTCCCACTTCCACGCCTATCGTTCTGCCGAAGTCGAGGGTTCTCGTGACGTCGCGAATCATCGTCAGCGGCACCGTCGTCAAGGTGTTCGATTCCAACAGCCGTTCGGTGGATCGTCAGATCCGTTGCGTCGGCGTCGATATATTCATCGGCGATACTGGGGTCGCGGTCTTGACGGGTTTCCTCGTCAGGGCCTTGGAGGGGCCGGTACGCCTGTCCGCTTCGGTGGGTGAAGTCTACGCCATCACGGCCGGCAGCACGGCCACCGTCTTCGTGTTTGACCAGACCGAGGAGTAGGATGTTGGTCATCGCTATTTCTGCTGGTACGGCGCCATAAACCAGCCGGCGCAGCGGGTGCGCGCCATCATCCTCGGGCTACCGCTGTCATGATCTGATGTTGCTAGGTTTTTCATAAAGTATGGTATAAGAACTACATGGCTAAAGACGTAGTAGCGGAAACCATCATTTCTCGGGAGAAGTTCCGCCGGGCAAAGCGCGCTACATGGGAAAGCCTGTGGCAGTCGATCGCACGGTACTGTCTGCCCAACTCCGCGTCGTTCATGGAGCAGGTAGCTCCCGGCCAAGATCGGATGCGCTGGATTCTGGACAGTACAGCCCCGCGATCGCTGGAAATGTTCGCCTCCTTCTTGCACACCCTCCTGAACAACCCAGCTTCCGAATGGGTGCGCCTGGGCGTCGCGGGCGAGCCGGAACTACAGTTGTCGTCTACCGTACGCGCGTATCTGGAGGTCTGCCAGAAGAAGATCATGAACGCGCTGACGGCGCCCTCGTCTGACATCTACTCGCAACTTCACCAGGTATACCTCGACCTCGGCGCCTTCGGCACGGCAATCCTTTTCGAAGACGTAATCAAGGGCGCCCTGCGGTGCCGCGTCTACCACCTCGACGACTGCGTGATCGACGAGGGCGAAGACGAGACGATCGACAGCATGATCCGCCAGCGCAAGCAAACCAAGCGCGCTGGCCTCCAGCGTTTTGGCGCCGACAAACTGGGCCGCTCGTTTGAGAACCTGTCCGACGAAAACCTCGACAAGGAAGACCGCTACCTTCACGCCGTTTTCCCCGCGACCGACCCACTGGCCGAGAAACTGCCCAAGCGGCAAATCCTCAAGGGTGCGGCTTTCTACTCTTGCTGGATTTTGGACGGCGAGGAGAAGAAGGTTCTGGAGTACGGCTCTTACGAGGAGTTCCCTTACTTCTGCCCGCGTTGGTACAAGGCCCGCGGGGAGATTTACGGGCGCAGCCAGGCCATGACGGCGATGCCTGACATCCGCATGGTCAACCGCATGTCAGATACAATCCTGCGCGGGGCCGAGAAGATCGTCGATCCCCCGCTGGTCATCCCCGATGGCTCGCTGGTATCCCCGGTGCGCCTGCACGCGGGCGGCATGACCTTCGTGGAAGGCGGCGCCGAGATCAAGACGCTTATCCCGCCGGGAACGTCGCGTATCGAGACTGGTAACGATCTGCTGGTCGCGCGGCAAGGTGCCATCAAGGAAGCCTTCTTCACTCCGCTGTTCGTCACCCCGGACAGCCCGGTCAAGACGGCTACGCAGGTTCTCCAGGAAGTCGACGAACGCAATCGCGCCCTGTCTCCCATGCTCGTGCGGGCGCAGACGGAGCTGTTCTCCAAGCTGGTCACACGCACGTTCAACATCCTCATGCGCAGCGGCAAGCTGCCCAAGCCCCCGTCAGAACTGGCCGGGAAGACGCTGAAGCTGGAATATGTCTCGCCGCTCATCGCGTCGCAAAAGCAAATGGAGGGGCTGGCGATCGCCCGCACCTTCGAGCAGATGGCCGCGTGGGCGCAGGTAGACAAGGGCATCTTCGATTGGATCGACACCGATCTTGTCGGCCAGCGTATCCCGATGTCGAACGGCGCCGGGGCCGACCTGGTGAAGACCATGACGCAGGTACGCGAAATCCGCGCCGCCCGCGCCAAGCAGGAAGCCGCGATGCAGCAGGCGGCCCTCATGCCCGAAGGCGCAAGCGCGGCGGCAGCACTCATGACAGCGGGAGCAAAGGTGACGCAGGCGAACAATGCAGGCTAGGGAAGTAACGCAGGAGGAACTTGTATCAGCTTATCAGGAATGGGGAAGCTCGCCCGCTGGCAGCATCGTTCTCAATCACCTGTTGGCCAAGTTCGGCTTTATCTCGAAGTCGACGAACGTACCGGGGGACCCTTACGGTACGCACATCAATGAAGGCCATCGCGGGGTAATGGTTTATATCGGTCGCATGATGGCGATGAAGCCGGAAGACCTGAAACAGCCCAAGCGGGCGGAGACGGAGGAGCAGCACGATGGCGAATTCTGAAGAACGTGGTATGATTATTCGTTACGAGGGAGAAGGTAATGGTGGAGCAGGCGGAGACGGTGGAGCAGGAAGCACTGGATCTCTACTCACTGGAGGAGACGGGGGAACTGGCTCGCCGGGTGCAGGGACAGGCAATCCTGGATCAGGCGAACAGAACGGCGGCGAAGTTTTTAAGCTCCCTGACGGATGGGATTATCGCACGGCTCTCCCGCCGGAGCTAAAGGAAAGCCCTTCTGCCAAGAAGTACGCCAATATCGAGGAGCTGGTCCGTGGATTCGATAACGCCCAGCAGTTGATCGGCAAGCCGACCGAACGCCTGGTCGAAATTCCGCCGAACATCGACGACGCCGGGCGCATGGCCGTGCTTGAGAAGATGGGCCATCCCAAGAACTTCGCGGACTACAAGATCGAGGCCCCCAAGGGCGCCGAACAGGTCCTGAAGATCGACAGCCCCAACTTCAAGGCACTGGCCGAGGTAGCCCACAAGGCGGGCGTACACCCCACGCAATTCCAGGGGATCATCGACACCTTCGGCCAGCAGATCGTTGCCGGGCAGAAGGAAATGGCGGACGCTGAAATCCAGCGCAACGCCGACAACGTAACGGCCCTCAAGACCAAGTGGGGCGAGGCGTTCGATAGCAAGGTATCCGCGGCCAATACGGCGATCGACAAGTTGGGCGGCGACAAGGCGGGCGTTGACGCCCTGCGCGAAAGCATCAACCGGTCTGGTCTTGGTACGGACGGCCCACTTCTCGACATGCTTTCCAAGGTCGGTGAAATGCTGGCCGAGGATGCTACGGGCGGCGACGGCGGCGGCGGCATTACCGCTCCCATGACCCCGAGTGCGGCCAAGGACGAGGGCACGCGCATCCTCCAGGAAGCCATTGGCTTGATGGGTACGAACCCGATCAAGGCGCGCGAGCTTAACCTGAAGGCGCAGGAGTTCTTCGCCAAGGCCGAGAAGCGGGCGCGGTAGTTGACATGGCCGTTCGGTTGTGGCAGTCTTCAGCTACGAACCGAACGGCCCCTCTGCGCCTACGCGACAAGGGACACCCGAAACGGCTCAACCGTCTCCCTCAATCCCTAGTCAAATAGGCAACGTACCCAAATGCGTATTTTTTACTCTGTCGACATTCCCGTAGCCTACGTTACGCAGTTCTCGACCAACGTGCACCTCCTCGCGGAGCAGAAGGTTTCTCTCCTCCTCTCCGCGGTCATGCGCGAGGACATTACTGGTGAGAGCTGGGCTGTTGAAATCACGGGCGGCATCGACGCCCCGAATGAGATCAACGAGCGCCATGGCGACACCCCGCTGAACAACACGCCGCAGACCCGGCGCTGGGGCTTCATCAAGGACTACGACGTAGCCGACTTGATCGACAAGCAAGATCGCGTCAAGATGCTCATCGATCTCAATAGCGTCTACACGATGCGCCATGCTGGCACGATGGGCCGCGGTATCGACGACGCCATCATCAGCGCACTCTACGCCACTGCCATCACCGGCCACACCGGTTCGGGCACGACCACCTTCCCAACCGCGACCCAGCAGCTCGCTTCGGGTTCGACGGGTCTGACGATCGACAAGCTCAATCGCGCCAAGGAAGTCCTCGACCACAACGAAGTCGATGCGTTTTACCCGCGCTTCTTCGCTGCAACCTCTCGTCAAATCCGCGAGCTGCTTGAGGACGACAAGGTTACGTCTCAGGACTTCAACACGGTCAAGGCCCTGGTCCAGGGGCAGATCGATACCTTTCTCGGCTTCAAATTCATCCGCACGGAGCGTCTGATTTCGACCGCCTCGGTTCGTAACTGCTTCGCCTGGGCGCAGCCGGCCGTCCGCTTCGGCATGGCCATGGCCCCGAACTCCACGGCGTCCGTTCGCCCTGACAAGCGCTACGCTTCGCAGATTTACACCTGTGGTTCTTGGGGCGCCCTGCGCGTTGAAGACGCCATGGTCGTGTCGGTCCTGTGTAGCGAAGCTTAATAGTTAACTGAAAGGATCACCATAATGCCCACCCTCTACTCCGACCAGATCACGGGCCTGCGGGCTAATCCGCAGACCAAACCCGACAGCGGCGAAGCCCGCGGCAAACTCCGCTGTTCGGTGTTCAGCTGGACCGGTGACGCCGCCCAGGATGATCTCGTGGAACTGGTACGCCTTCCGATCGGCGCCCGTATCCTCAATGGCTTCGTGGACTTTACCGACTTCGGTACGTCAGTCACGCTGGACATTGGCGACAGCACGACCGAAAACAAGTATCTGTCGGCTCTTGACATTGCCACGGCGGCGGGCACTTCCGCCTTCGCGAATACGTGGGCTCTCTACGGCCTCGGCCGGGAGCGCCTGACCACCGTGATTACCCTGATGGCCAAGCTGGAGGGGGCCAACCCCGCCAGCGGCACGCTGCGCGGCTACATCCTCTATGTAGTGGAGTAGGCTTCATGGCCGCTCTAACTTACGTTGCCACCATCACCCCCAGTCGCCAGATTACGGTGACTGCGGGCACGGGTGACGGGATCGGTGCGGGAGTTGCCGCGCTGATTATCGACAACACGAAAGAGAAGTTCGACGTGGCAAAGACCATCGCGGCCCTTGTCCGCGCTTACCACCGCCAGGCGTCCAAAGTGTCCGACGTTGGCAGCATCGCCACTTCCGGCGCCACGCTGGAGTAATCTACGGGCCGGGTTTTCCCTCCTCAATCTCCTCCCCGGCCCACCCCCTGGCCTTTACTGGTCAGGGGGTTTTTCTTTGCGGAGAATACGTGGTATTATCCCCGCATGAGCTTTAGTCAAGTCGAGATCGCAAATGGTGCGTTGACCCATTGCGGGGAGCCGTCGGTCACGTCTCTCAACCAGGAGGGCAAAGCCGCCCGCCTCCTGAAGCGCAACTACGACCTTGTTCTCAAGCGCGTCTTGACGAAGTACCGCTGGAATTTTGCCAAACGGCGCGCAGAACTGGCCGCCGATCCTACAGCTCCCGAGTTCGGTTTCACACACAAACACCAGGTTCCGTCCGACTTCCTTCAGCTTATCGGCCTCTATGACGGCCAGGAGAGCCAGCGCAATTACAGTTCCAGCGATACCGTTTACAAAGTCGAGGGGCAATATATCCTTTGTGATATGACGCCGCTCAAGATATTCTATATCGCAAATATCACGGACCCTTCGCAGTACGATCCAGCCTTCGTCGCGGTGCTGGAGTACTACCTCGCGACCAAGATTTTCTATGATCTTACCAAGGGCACCGACCGATATACCGCGCTGGTCCGCGAGCGGGAACTTGCTGTCCGTGAAGCCAAGTTTTCGAACGCCATTCAGAACACCCCCGAGGTGGTCGTCGCTTCTGACTGGATCGACAGCCGCTTTGAGCATGGCGGCGGGATGGGCTACTACCGCATCGGACCGGTCGCCTAATGGCGCGGTGGGCGCCAATCCAGAACAGCTTTACCGCCGGCCTGCTGTCTCGCCGCCTGCGGGCGCGCGACGACCTCGAAGCCTACGGCCAGGGGCTGCGGCAGGCCCTCAACGGGATGATCTTGCCGCACGGCGGGTTCATGCGCCGATCGGGTTCCGTGTTCGTCAGAGCGGTCAAGAACCATACCGGGAACAACGCGCTGATCCCTTTCGACGTGGCAGCCGACCAGCAGTACGTCATGGAGGTGGGGCATAATTACATCCGCTACTATGCCAACCACGGGCAGGTAGAAAGCTCTCCTGGTGTGCCGCTGGAGACGGTGACGACCTACGGCAACGACGAGCAACAGGATTTGCGGTGGGCGCAACAGGTCGACGTGATGTACATTGTGCACCCGAACGGCCACCCCTACAAGCTACAGCGCACCAGCCTGACGAGCTTCACCTGGACCAAGGTAGCTTGGAAAGACGGCCGGGCGCCAATGCAGCCGTCGAACATCACGACGACCACACTGGCCGTGAATACCGGTACCCTGGTCGCCACGTTCTCCGCAGTCCCCCGACCGGGCGGGCTCGTAACCGCTGATGACATAGGCCGCGCCATCCGCTGGTTCGATGGTGTCTACCAGATCGCTACCGTCCCCACCACGACTACCGCCACCCTGACGCTTCTCAAGGCGCCGGCGGATCCCGCGGCAGCCAGCACGACCGCTACCCTCGACTGGGCGCTGGGCCTGTGTTCGG